GGCGACGGTCGCCGGGGCTTCCACGGCGGCCGTAACGGCCTCCGCGGGCTTTTCGTTGGCGTCGTGCGCCATAGAGGTTTCCTCCGCGGCATCTGCCGCGATTTGAACGGTGGTTGCGTCATCCGCTCCAAGGGTTACGAAAGAAACCTCGCGCAACGTCGAGGCTTTTACGATTCGAATCGGGCCGTTAAAAGATTGGCCGTTGATCGTCACGGTTTGATCCGCGGGAATGCGTTCATGCCGGCCAACGTCAGCGCCCACGCTGGCCTGCCACTGGAAACCCCTATCGGCCAGTTCGACAACGCGCGAAGCGCCGTCGTTGCTGGCAAGGATTTCGGCATCGACGATTAACTCGCCGGCCTCGACGCGAACGCTGGTAGTCTGCCCAAGGATGGAACCTAGGCCGTAATCGTGGCCCATGACGATTGGGATTTTCTGCCGCAGTTTCATTCCGGCCAGATCGATAACGATCGGTTCGCGCGACCATCCTTGCCGGATGGCTGCGCCCGTGTAGGCGCGAATCGAAAACTTCCGCGGCCCCGGCGCGGCGGCATCGCCCGCCTCAGCGGCGGCGGCCAAGAAATCTACCGGCTGTTCGAAAATGATTTTGGTTTTCATCGTGTTTTGCCTAGCGTGGGAACTGTGTCGGTTTCGGCCTCATCGTAGAAATCGAAATCGACATAAATCACGGCGCGGCATCCTCCGGGGATTGCTGCGGTTGCTGCGGTTGCTGAATGATTTCCGGCAACCCCAGTTCGCGCGCTAACGTCACTTCCGCGGCCCGCTGCCGCAGTTCCGTTTCCCAGTTTTTGCCGGCCTTCGCGTATTCCGCGGAAAGCGTTGTCGTGTTGGTTCGGAGCCGCGTTTCGATTGCGTTGGCTTCCTTCGCAGGGTCAACGTGTTCGCGACCATCCCAAACCCATGACCAACGCCATTCGGCCACGGGCGGAAGCCCTGCCGGGATATAGCCGGTGAGTAGCGCGGCCTCATCTGCCCATTCGTAGAACAGACGATCCAACATTACGCGCTCTATCTCGTCTCGCGCCACGCGCTGCGTTGCGTGATAAATGCCGGCATCCATGCGGCCGGAAGCGTAGTTGTAGGAACTGGAATCAAGCGCCGAAATGTTGTACGGCAGATTCAGCGCCCGGCCGATTTCCGAAACGATTTCGCGCTTGAACTGCGAGTAGGTGCTAGTGGGCTGTTCCGCTTTCAGTTGCGAAACGCTCCAGCCTTCGGGCAGGGTAGTAAGCGTGCGCTTCTCAATCTCTACGGCTTGGAAGGGGTCAACCTCATCGACCTCCGCGGCCGGTGAGTTGCTATGGATGAACGCGGCCATATCGGCCGCGATTTCCGCGGCGGCAATCGTGGCTTCGGTATAGCGCCGCATATTGGCAAACAACCGCAGCGCCGGGGCAACTTCGGAAATGCCGCGATGTTGCTGCGGGCGCTGCGCCGTGAACCAATGGACGATCCTCGCCGCGTCGATGCGCGTAAACTCAAACGCGGAGGAATACCAGTTGGAACCGGGATGGTTTTTTAGAACCAGATACGCGGCCACGTTGCCAACCGCGTCGAACTCCATCCCGTCAACCACCGAACCCTCCGCGGTTACCGCGGTCTGGTAAACCCCGGCAGGGGTGGCGACCATATCGGCCTCAATCAGCCGGATATCTAGTTGCACCCCGTCTAGTCGCGGGTTCGTATAGAACAGCGCGAAAGCCTCGCCGTCGATTAGTTTGGCCTGCCGCATCGTGCGGAGTTTCGCGGGCAAATCGATCCGCCACATATCATCAAAAAAGCGGCGCTCGATTTCGCGATCGGCTTCCGGGTTGCCAGTGTCGAGTTGCAACCGCGGCCCCGTTCCCACTAGGTCAACGGCAATCGTTTCCGAAATGCCGGCTAGGTAGGAGTTTGAGTTTCGTTCGTAGCGGGCGCGGTTCCTAATCTTGGCGCGAACTGTTGAAGTCAACGCGCCATCCATCGACAGATAATCAGCGTTCGCCCAATGCCGGCGATCGTCAGTTGATTCGGCGGCATCGAATCGCGCGCGAACACGCTGCGGCGATTGGGCCTTGCCGCGCGGCGCTGATCCGAAAAGGTTTCCGAAAAAACCCACTAGACAGACCCCGGAGGGACGATCGTGGAGAACCGCAGCCCACGGTGGCGCGTCGAGGCGCCAGCCTTCGCGCTCAGATACTTGTCGGCTTCGATTTGCTTGGAGATATCTTGCGATTCAACCTCGCCGGCATCCGTGCGCACCCTCTTGGGGCCGGTCGCCGTTTGTTGGATCGCTTGCCGCAGTTCTTCGCTCATACCTCTACGCTAGCCGCGATGGCTTCGCGCGTAGGGGTCTATGGCTCTACCGGCAGCCATTCGCCGCCGCTTCGCTCATACCGCCAAACGTCGCTAAACCCGAGCCGCGTAGCGATGCGGGCGGTATGCGGCGAGAACACGGCAAGCCGCGAGGCTGGCGCGATCACGCCAGCCGAGCGCAGAAACGCGGCAAGCGCCGTGGCTAGGCCGCGGTTACGAAATCGCGTGTCGGTGAACTGCTCTAGGGTTTGCTGCTCGCGCCAAACGTGCGAACAAGCCCACGCGGCTAGACAGCCGTCCGAATGCCAGAGCGCCACCGGGGTAACGCTGGAAGCCTCGCCCGCGAGGATGCCGGCTACCTCAATCTGCCATTCGCTGCCCTGCCTTGATAGCCGGCGAACGATGGCGATTGCGTCAGATTCCGCCAGACCATCGGCGGCCACTAGTGATATGGTTTCCATGCCGCGGAGTGTAGGCGGCCCCGCCCGCGGGCGGGCGGGGCTATGGCTCCAGCGAGAAGAAAAATCGCCACCCTGTTCGCGGCTTTCGGCTGGCCGGGTGGCCCCGCCTGCCCGCCGGCAAAGTGCCGGCGGGCTTGTGTCATTCAGCGGGCAGCCTTCGCGTCGAGGTTGCCAAGCCCTACCGCGAACTTGCCGTTAAGGCTAGCGGTCAGGCTAACGGTGCGGCCACCGCGGCGGGAGTCGGCGCCCGTCACTTCGTAGCCGCGGCGAATGTCGCGGTTTGCTTCCTCCGAAACGAACCATTGAACCGCGCCCGGCGCCGTCGCACAGATCGCGTCGATTGCGGCTTCGAAGTGAGCGGTGGCCGTTGCGTAGTCATCGTAGAAAAACGATTCGTAGCGGCTGGCGAACTCGCAGGCGAAGGTTTGGGTGGCGTTCATGGTATCGGCTCCTAGTTGCGTTGCCCGCAAGTCTCATTTGCTTGCGTGGGTGTAGTATTGCAGATCGGCAATAGGCCGTCAAGGGCTTGAAAAGATTTTTTGGGAATCGCGGTTTCCCGCGGGATTGCCGCGGTTTCCGCGGGGCTAGGCCGGGCGCCGCGAAACGACAATCCGCCCGCCGGCCCCCTTCGGCAGTTCCACGCGGCGCCGGCGGCGGCCTACCGTTTCGGTGGCCGTGGGGCTAATGCCCGTTATGGATGCCGCCACCGCGCAGCCTACTAGGCAATCCCACCAATGGTTATCGCGGCCAAGGGTTTTCCACTCATCGACCGTGCGGCCTCGCGCGGAAGTGTGTACGGGATACTCCGCGGCCAAGTGTTCGAAAAGCAAATCGTGATTGCCTTCGCAAAACGCGATTGCCTCCGGGTCGCCTAGCGTCAGCCGCAGCCGCGCGGCAACGAATGATTTCCAGTAGTTGGTATCAAAGAGCGCGGAGCGCTGGCCGGCGCTCACTTGCCCGATGCGCCAGTTCAAGCCCACGCGGTCGCCTCGCGCCCGGCCTTGATCGATGATAGGTTTTGCGCTGGCGCCGATGCCGCGGCCGTGGCTAGGCAGGATGGTAGACGCGAACGCGGAGCGCCGCGCGAACGTGCGAACCGTCGAGGTTGATTGCCCCCAGTTTGCATCTACCAGCATTTGATCCACGCGCATCGCCACGCCATCCTCTCGCGACCACTCGCGGCCTAGCAGATTGATAGCGACGGCATCCAGCCCCGCCGACAACGAACCTTCCAGCCCCGCCGCGCCCGTCGCCGCGGTAAGCGTGCGCTTCGCGTGGGCCGCTTCAAAGAAACTCACCGACTGATCGGGGAACGTGCCGTAGTCAACCACGGCCCCGCCGAAGGAACGCGACCACGACGCCACCAGCCAAAACAATAGCCGCTCTTGAACGTCAACGAACGCGGTTAGCGTTTCGTGGCCGAGCGGTATCACGCCACGGGGAACGTTGCTCGCGCGGGTGGCTAGTTCGCGTTTGTTGAGGCGGGCGGAATCGGTCTGCGAAACGATTGGTTCGTTTTGGAACTCTGACGCGAAGGCCGCATCCCCGCGATCGATGCGCAGGTTGTAGGCGTGTTGGAGCGCCGTCAGTTCGTCCGCATTCTTTCGCGCCGGCCAAGCAACTTCCGCGCCCGCGTCCATTTCCGCCTGACGGTCGCGGTAGAACTGATCGGCCGCGGCCGTCCCCTCGCCCGTGCGCTGGCCGTCGCGCCGCAGTTCCGCGTACTGCGCCCACAACTCATCGCGATCCGGCCAGCGGTAGACGAGTTTTAGGCGCTTCCCCTGCCATGCGGGGTGTTTTTGGCGATCCAGTAGCCGATCGGCTAGGTCATCCGTTTTCACTACGGTGACGGTGCATAGGCCGGCAATCTTCGTGCCGGGGCCGGCGAGGCCAAGGATAGCCCCCTTCAATACCGCCTCGCGTGTCGCAACTTGCGACGGGCTGGCGGCGCTTTCGTCTGTCTGCGGGTCATCGATCAGCACAAGCGACGGCCTCGCCTTGCGGCCGTCGCAAGCCCGCTTCGCGCTCATGCCGCGGATACGGCCGGTAATCCCAGCGACCTTGATGATGCCGCCGGATGCCTTTGATCCTTCGATCGCCGGGAACTGCACTTCGTTTGAAGTCCAGACGATAGAAGTTGATTTGCCTTGATAGAGTTGCCCGCTAGCCCGCTGGTGGATTTTCTCCAACTTGGCAATCGGGTAGATCGCTTCGGGGAAATCCTCTAGCAGCGCTTCGTTTGTCTCGCATTCGATTTTCACCGAGTCAAGCATCGTTCGCGCGTGTTCCTCATCGGCGCCCACGATGCAAACGAAATCCCTATGGCCGTAGAGAAGCGCCCATAGCGCGGCCGTTTCGGCCAGCGAAGTTTTCCCCGAGCCGCGTGGCATGGCATAAGCGAATAGGTCGCCACGCAATACGCTTGATTCAATCGCGGCGATGACTTCCAAATGATCCGCAGACCACTCTAGGGAAAACGTCTGCGGGAAATACAGATCGCAAAACGCGCGGAAGGATGCCGCGGCGCGAGCCTTGCGGTCGCGGTCGGCCACGGCGGGCAGTTCGCCAATCTCGCGACCAGCGGCCGATAGCGATTGAATGCGGGCGGCGGCTGCCGCCTTGTGGCGTTCGTAGGCTGCGGCCTTCGATGCCGCCGCGGCATCCGCCACCGCGGCCGGGGCGGCCTTGGCTGCCGGCTTCGCCGGCATCTTACGCCGCGGCTTCGCGGAAGTCTGCGCCGGCGGCTTGGGAGGTTTTGGTTTTTTCGCCATGCTCAATCAGCGGGCAACGCCGCGCGCGTTCGTTTGGTCATCCGGCTGCGCGCGGGCCGCGCGTCGAGGGGCGCGCGTTCGCAGTTCGCGAACTGCGGACGCGGCGGTGACGGCGGCTTTCGAAAAGCGGGCTGGCAAACAAAGTTTTTTTGTTTTT